TAATATTACACCCGTTAACGGAAATGTTACTTTAGAAATTCCAGATAATCAAATACAGTCAGATTGGAACGAAGCAGATACAACTTCAAAAGCGTATATACAGAATAAACCTACACTTGCAACGGTTGCAACATCAGGAAGTTATAATGATTTAACAAATAAACCTACTATACCTGTTCAAGCACAAGCAGATTGGTCGCAAAGTGATAATGATGCTCCTGATTATATTAAGAATAAACCTAATTTTGCAACAGTTGCAACATCAGGAAGTTATAATGATTTAACAAATAAACCGACGTTAGATAAATACTATGCAGGCACAGGTATTTCAATCACTCCAAAACTTGCTACAACGGTTGATGTTGAATGTTCTAATCCCAATTTAACCGTTACAAGTTCTTATGATGATACTGAAAGCACAACAGGTGTTATTAATTATGAATTTGAATACAAACGAGTTCTTAAATATTCAGGTACAAAAAATTATGATCTTGCAGGATATACAAACCATTATATAATAAACGGAAAACTTTATTATCAAACAAACGATACATTTCCGGGAACTTTAGTTGATAATTCAGGAAAATGGACTTGTGTAGCAGGAAGTTCTTATACATCGGGTTTTTCCCTAGGCATTAATAATGGTTTACTATATTTTTTAAATAAAACAAATACACCTGTAAAAATAGGCGATTATAACGATTGGGATTCTATTTCCGAAAGTTATGCTACTACAAATACTAATTTATATGGATATGCCATAAGAAACGGAGAATTATATTCAGTCAATAACGGCAGCGCAACAAGAGTTGGAACCGAAAGCGGATGGAGCATTGTTAGTGGTAGTTCTTATGTTAATTCTTCTGATGGTATGTATTCTTATGGTATTTGCAACGGTCAGCTTTATTCGTTATATGGAAATACAGCTAACAAAATACATACTGATAATAAATGGACAATTGTAAGAGGTCCTTCTGCATTTAATTCGGCTTCACTGACTGCTCTAGGAATTTGTAATGGTAAATTATATGAAATGCGCGGGTCAGGGCCAACTATTACCCAAATTGGAACGGACAATGGATGGACTAATATTAGCGGCCGCCAAAGACAATACAATATGCCTGCTTTAGGTATAAGAAACGGACAATTATATAAACTCACAGGAAATCCAATGACAGCTACACTTTTAAATAATAACCGAAACTGGAAAAATACAGTAGATTTAGGTGAGGGTTCACATATTTTTGTCTGGGATGAAAATGATGTTTTATATCTATGTAATTATGGTAACTCTCCTACACAATTTACAGATAACATTACAATTGACAATATTTTTGTTAGTTCTGCTGGTGTTAACTTTTATTGTATTAAAAATTATAATAGTACAACAAAAGCATTTTATCACTATACTTTCAATACTTCATCTGCAACTTTAATTGGAAGTGCGGAAACTAGAGTAGGTTGGTATTTAAACAATACTCAAGTCGATTTAAACAACGGTTACGATTTAACCGTCACGGGAACACCCCAAGTAAATGACACAATTGATTTAACTTATACAACAACCGGAAAACCAAACGAATATGTAATCTCAGCTACGGAAGGAGAATAATAATGCAAGTTTTAATTAAACCATATACCAAAAAAGCAAAAAATGAATTTATTGAAAAATATAAATCTGATTGTAGATTTGAAGAAAGCGATAAAGCACTTTGGGCTTTAAAATATTATGAAGTTTTAGAAGGCAATACTGTATCTTTTGTTCTTCGAGATATGAAGCATGAAGAAAACGATAAAAAAGCAGATGAGAAAAGATATAATCAAGAATTTACAATTACTATTCAAGATAAAGAATGTACTTTTGATACATCATCAAAAACGCAAAAAGATTTATTAACTGCTTTTGCCGTATGTTTTTCAACAGGCAGAACTTATGACGGTTGGGTTACTAATAACGGAGTTGAACTTGATTTAACGCTTGAAGATGTTGCAACAATAGCAACAACATTTAAAGAGCTGTCTAATGTTTATCCTAAATGGAAGGAATTTAAAGAACAGATTGACAAAGCTGTAACAATTGCAGAATTAGAAAGTATCGTGATTGATTATGAAATGGGGGAATAGAACATGAATATATTTCAAAAAATTTCTTTTTTAAATCGCATAACAAAAGCGATTGAAAAATCAAAAAAATTAATTGACAGCAAAAAAGATGTAGCCGAAAAAGTTAAGAAACATATTGAAAATATAACAGTAGAAGTTAAAGAATTATCACATCTACTACCCGATTTGAGAAATATGTATATAGAAATTGTGGAATTTGTAGAAAATATAAAATGAAAGAATTTTTATTAGTTCAACTAGTCGGAAATCCTGAAATTGAAGTAAGGCAAGTTATGCCGTATGATGATGAAGATACAGTTAAAGACAAAAACAAAAAACCGTTTAAAACAAATAAAAGCGCTTTAATTAAAATATTATATCGTGATAAAAAGGGGAATGAGGTTAAAAAAATAATCTCAAACCCCTCGGAATATCAATATGATGGCGCAAGCATACCTTTTAAAATCGGCAAAGGTAATATGAAATTATTAATACCTGCACTGTTTCATGACCTTATGTGTGATGATAAGAGCAGAATTGACTTTAACAGACGGCTTTCAAGTCTTATATTTAAAGATTTGCTAATTCAATGCAAAGTTAATAAAATAATTGCTCAGATAATGTTTTTAGCAGTTGACAACTATCAAAAATTTATGGAGGGGTGGAAATGAGAATTACACCCACGCAAATAACTTTTGGATATAAGCATTTTTTAAAAACTTATTGGCTACAAGGGAAATTACCTACGGTTAAATATGGTTTTTATGGGGGAGAACTAACTAAAGATACTGTAACGCTTGAGCATATTTTACCGCACTCAAAGGGTGGAAAAACTATTTTAAATAATTTAGCACTAAGCAAAAATACAAACAATTGGGCGAGAAGCAATAAGCCTTTAGTACAGTTTTTCGATATTGAAATTTTTAAAAAATATTGTGAACAGTTTAAGGGGGTAAAACTCCCTTATTTTAATGGGGATGATTATATTAAACAAATTGCAAAAACAGTGGAAAGGCAGATTAAATGACTTCCTCAACAAAAAATTATATTAAAAATCTTGATAAAAGTACAAGGCGTAAGCTAATTGAGATAGTCAAATTAGAGTGGAATTTGCCTGAAATAGAATATTGGCTTTTAAATTATGCTTTTGTTGAAGAAAGAATGCGAGAAAATACTTGCAGAAAATTACATATAAGTACGACAAAATATTCAACGCTTTTAAAAGAGGTGTTAATTAAAGTTGAAAGTACGATACAACAACTCGACAAAATACGTACTTTATAAGGAAAAGTACGGAGTTTAGAGTGGCAATAATCTCTTATACTAAAAGTATAGGAGATTTTTTTATGACTTATCCTTATTATATGCAGAATAATCCATATTATCAGCCTAATGCTTTTGCAGGGGCTTTAAGCCAAAATTACGGCAATTATACACAACAACCCCAACAACAAGCACAAAACAGTTTTAAAATTTTAGCGGTTGCAACAAAAGAAGAAGCAACGGGAGCGCCTGTTGATTTAGTGAATGGTATTCCTTCATTTTTCTTTAATAAAAGTAACGGTGAAATTTATATAAAACAGTTTGACATTAAAACAGGAACACCGATTTTTAAAACATTTCTTGAAGTTAAACAGGAAGAAAATACAAAAGATATTCCGATGTATGAAAAGCAATTAAATTACTTATGCAACGGGGTTGACAGCTTGCATAAAATGATTGCAAATTTAGCAACATCCGAGGAAAACTCGGAAGTTGAAACAAAACCTAAAAAGAAAGAGGGTAGTAAATGAATCCAATGCAAATGTTAGGAGCATTACAAAAAGCACAAAACCCAATGATGTTGTTAAATCAAATTGCAGGACAAAACCCTCAAATAAAAAGAGTTTTAGAAGTGATGAAGGGTAAATCACCGCAAGAGATGCAACAATATGTAAGAAATGTTGCTCAAACACAAGGGGTAGACCTTAACCAGTTAGCTCAAAAAATGGGCTTTCAATTACCAAATAATTAATTAACCGTAGCAGATACGAGAAAGAGTACACACATAAATAGGAGAAAGACATCATGTCAGAAACAGGAATGATGGCAGATATTGCTGCGGTTACAGACAACAACAGAGGATACTACCCATACCCCCCAATGATGTATGGCGGTTATGGTAATGGCTTCGGTGGAGATTGGATTTGGGTTATTTTATTAGCTGCTTTATTCGGTGGCTTTGGCGGCGGATTCGGTGGCTTTGGCGGATACGGCGGAGCGTTCGGCGGACTTACGGACGGCGGATTATTGGGTTATGCTATAGGTAATAACGCTACTAAAGGGGATTTAAACTCTGTTCAGTTGCAAAACGGAATTAGCGACCTTTCTAATCAAGTTACTGCAGGATTCGCAAATAACTCTACGCAATTATGCGGTGGATTTGCAGACGTACAAAATTCTTTATGCAATGGATTTAATTCAGTTAATACAAACTTGCTTCAAGGTTTTGGAGCTACGCAGTTAAATGCTTGTCAAAACACCAATAATATTGTATCGGCACTAAAAGATTGTTGCTGTGAAAACAGACAGGGAATTTCTGATTTAAAATACACAGTAGCAACTGAAAATTGCGCAGACAGAGCAGCTTTAAGTAACGGTATTAGAGATGTCTTAGTAAATCAAACGGCTAATACTCAAAAAATTCTTGATGTATTGTGCCAAGATAAAATTGATGCTAAGAATGAAACCATTGCAAACCTAAGACAAGAATTATTGTATTCAAGAGGACAGGCTTCACAAATTGCACAAACTGGACAGATTTTGGCAGGTCAAACAGCAGAAGTCGATGCTTTATACAGACGTCTTGCGGATTGCCCTGTTCCGTCTATGCCTGTTTACGGTATGACACCGATATTCAGTTGCAATAGAAACAACGGGTGCGGATGCAACGGCTATAATCAGTTTTTAGGCTAAGAATGTTTTACAAGATAGCTCTTTAGAGGGCTATCTTGCTTTAAGAAAGAGGATTTAAAATGTCAATAAATTGTAATTGTAATAATAACGGGTTTTATAACCCTTTTGTACATAGATTGGTGTCTGCAACAGCAGGTACAAGTTTAACGTTAACTGTAACAAACAGTACTAATATAGCGGATGAAGAACCGTTTTTCTTTAGTGCTAATGCAAATATCAGTAATTTAATTCCTGCTGCACCTTTACCCGTTGAAATAGAGATAAACGGGGCGGCAGTACCTTTATGGAATAAATACGGTATTCAAATTCAATCTAACGAAATACCACGCAAAGCGAGAGGGTATTACTCGGCTGATGAAACAACACCACATGTGATATTAATTACAACACCAGTAACAAATGACTTTTTATTTTAAGGAGTAAAAAATGTATAACAACAGATATTATAATGAAATGCCGCGCAATGAAAGGCATATTCAAAACGAAGAACAGTATAGAAACGCAATAAGAAATCTTAAAAAAGGTGAATACTGGAAAATCGAAAATTTAATTAACCGTTCAGATGTAAATTTTAACGAAGAACAATATACACCTTATGATTATGCTTATGCAGTTAACGCAATGAAAAGCGATTATGATATATCGGATAAACCCGAACAATATATGCGTATGGCAAAAGAATATTTAAGAAACGACAGCTTCCCCGAGCGTGGTGGCGAGCGTGCTTATTATGACGCTCAAAGACGTTCTATGCGTTATGAAAACAGGTTTGACCCTTATATGGGTAATGAACGCTATGAGTACGAAAACAGACGCAGATACAATGAAAGAAATAGCTTTCGTGATAGAGATAATGACGGAAGGTATAACGAGTAAATGTGTATGTTGAAAGACCAAAAGAACTATTTAGGCATTGCATTATTAAGCCGCTTGATGACCAAGAGGGGCTTATAGTCAGCGTGCTTTATGATAAATGCGGAACTGAATTATATGTCAGATATTATAATCACGGTATCTTAACGCATAATTGGTTTTATGACTTTGAGCTTGAATTAAAAGAGCCTAAAGACAATAGCAGAAACTATTTTAAGGATTACTAAAAATGTATGAAAAATTGAATAAAATAAGACAAGAAAAGCCGAGTTTTGATAGGGATTTAGTAAATAATTTTGCTAAAACTATGCCTAAACTTTTTAACATTATGATTGACGGTTATATGTATAATAACCATATCGGAAGCAAAGACGTAGCATTATTAGCACAAAAATATATCACTAATAATAAAGGTGAAAATATCGGGTTTAAATTTAACTATGATGATATTGTGGATATTGCAAAAAATTATACAAATTTGCAAGATTCGGAATATTATCCAACTGACCTTTGGGTATGGGCTAATGTTAAATATGGGGATATCGGACATATAATAAATGACCCTCAATCGATAACAAGAGCGGCGATATCAGACCTTGAAGATGAGGATTTTCCTTATTTTGAGGCTTCGCAGAGAGCTTATTGCTGGCTTAAAAAGCATATAAGTAATGATGAAAGTTTGCATTAATTCAAGGGAGTTTTAAACTCCTTTTTTATTATATTGAAGCACCACTTGAAATAGTGTATAATAAGTATATGGGAAATGAGGGGAAAAGGAAAACTTTATATAAAAGTTTAATACCAATAGATTTATTGGATGTCGGCAATACTAAGATTGTGTTTGACCCTACGAGTAATACATTTTTTAGGCATTCTTGGCAATCGCCTAATGACGGCTTGATGAATTCATTTAACATTGTTATTGACCCGAATATGAAAGAGTTTTATAAGTTAAAGGATATGCACTAATGGAACATACAATAAATTTATATGCTATATTTCAAGTTACAATTTATGTTTTAGCGGTTTTTGGTTTGTTTTATGTATTACAAACTATTACGCATGCTGTTAAAGACACTAAAAAAGATATGCACGCAAAGCAACTAGATACGGAGCGTGAGGAAAAATCAAGAGAATTAGATTCCGACATTATCCAAGAACTTATTAAAAAATTCCCTGATGTACCAGAAGAATTTATGAGAAAATCAGAAAAATTACAAAATATTGAAAATAATCAAGAAATACACGATATAAATAAGAAAATAAGAAGATTGGAAGAAAAACGATAATGGAAAACGCTCTTTTAACAAACTTACCGCAATATGCACCGTATATAATAATTGTGGTAGCATTTTTAGTATATTATAAAATCTTTGTTACTCCTAAAGATTTAGATAACGAATTAGAAAAAAAACTTGAAAAATATGTTTTAAAAGAAACGCATGACGTAACGGTAAGAGAGATAAAAGAAGATATAGCAGAAATTAAAGACAAAATTGATAAGATTTACGATAAATTGGTTAATGTTTAAGGGTTGAGGAATTTTGAATTTTACGTTACAAGAGTTAATTAAGTCAGACACGGCAACAGCTAATAAAATAAACAATTACCCGTTAGATGTTAAAATTTTTGATAACTTAATGATTTTAATTGTTGAATGTTTGCAACCTATCAGAAATATGGTCTGTAAACCTATGACAATTTCAAGCGGATTCAGGTGTCCTAAATTGAATAAAATTGTAGGCGGTAAAGATAATTCGCAACATTTGACAGGGCAAGCGGTTGATTTTCATATAAAAGATTTTACAACAAAAGAAGCGTATGAATATATTAAAAAGGGTGGTTTTTATTATGACCAGTTGATTTTAGAATATTCAAAAGGCAAAAGCTGGGTGCATATATCGTATAATAAAGGCAAAAACAGACGGCAGAATTTGATTTATCAGAATGGGAAGTATGTATTAGAAAAATAATTGACTTGCTTTAAATTTTATATTTTGTTTTCTTTCTCTTATAAGTTTTTTACCGCAACGAGGACAGTAATAAAATTCGTTTTCTTTTGGTGTTCCGTCACTAAGAACAAGTGAAAATCCGCAAGCCGTACAATCCCAATAAATTATTTCGCCACAATCTATTACTTCTTTCCATTTAGCCATTTTACCACTCCTTAACTTTCACTATATCAATCTGAAATTCAACCCCTGCAACCATAATACGAGTTGAAAACTTTCTCCCCTCTTGCCTTGTTAAATTAGCGCAAATACACGCTAAAAAATCAGCGTTTGAAAAATCGTTTTCATCCATAAAATTATATAGTTTCTCCCAATCTCCCTCGCCACGTTCTTGGATGTCGTTATTGTTTTTGTTCATCTTTCACCTCTTTAATTACTTCCAACACTCTTAATAACATATAAAATAATTTATCTAAAACTACATTATATATTTTCTTTAATTCAGCATAATATCTTTCATCTGCTATATATTGACATTTGCCTGCAATATAAAAAATTCCTCCTATAGACAAAAATACACCTGCTACAATTTTTATATATTCAATGGTGTCAAAAAATTGTAACAAATAAATAAAAATATATTCCATTTTTCCTCCTTAATTTATTGCTTTTTTGTAGAAAAAATTACAAAAACCTGTTATAATAACATCAAGCGGTACACTCGTCATTTTGGCGGTGTGCTGTTTTCATTTTTGGGGAATTTGTAAACTTTTGCCTTTGTACCAAATGGCACATAATCATCGATTTGTAAACATCCGTATTCAAACGGTTTTAACCCTTTATCACATTCACAACTTACCTCTTCGCCAAAGTATTCTTTATTGTCCAAATCGCATATAAAACTATCTATATACCTTAAATATGCGGTTTGCACAAAATGCTTGCAACCTCTGTGTTTTTTACAAAAATCTATCATATTACTATTCCTATGTTGTAATAACATCACCAGTGGCGGCAAAGCCTCTTAACAATGCTAAAATGTGCCGCCCTTTTTTATTTCCCTTATTTCTTTATCGTAGCACCCGTGCCTAAAATTGAAATTTTTAATATTGTTGGTTTTTATAAAAAAATATGCTTCCGGAAAATTTCTAAATTCAATTCGCCAAACTTCATTTTTGCTTATATGTTCGCTTGCATCCTCTGTATTATAAAAACAAAGTGTGTGTTTATCGGTTTTTTCTAAAGCCTTTTTGTTTTTAGCGAAAACCAAATCAATATACAATCGGGAATCTTTATATTCAGGTAAAAGACTTAATTTTAATTGCATCTTCCCTCATTTCTAGTCAAAATTGACAAAATTTAAACTATATCTGATATATGGTTATGACTTGTTTTCTTTGTTTGTCATAAAAAACTTTGTAATATTTCCCCGCATATTCATATTTCCAGACGGTTACTCGGTTACTTTCCCTATTGATAAATTCCAATAAATTCTCTTTTATTTTTCTTATAATTTCTTTTCTGTCTAACAATACGCCGATTCTTTCAAGACATCTTTTTTCAAAATGTAATCTTTGGTTGTCTCTTTTTGTATTTTTTCTTTTTTTCATTTTTCCTCAAAAAATTTTGCTGATTTTTTGCTGATTTTTTTGTGTAAACTGTGCAAATTATAAAAATTCTCTAAAGTTAAAGTTTTCTCAAAAGCCTTAATTTTAAAGAATTTTAGCTATTTTGTGTAAATTGTGCAAAGTGTGAAAATTAGCTTTTTTGTTTTGGGGTGGTAGGGGTCGCAGGTTCAAATCCTGTCGTTCCGAAATCTTAAAAGATAATTCCAGACTGCTTTTTGCGGAATGGAATTATTTTATTATTCCCCTCATTTTTTATTTTGCTGATTTTTTGCTGATTTTTTTCAAAGATATTATTTAGCTGATTCGTTGCCGCTAAAATCATGTCAGAATTATTTTGAGCATATACATTTAACGTCGTTTCTGTTCTTGCATGTCCGACTTGATTTTGAGCAAATTTAACACTTAAACCGCTCGATAAGACCATATCAATATATGAGCCTCTTAAATCGTGAAGTCTAACCCTTTTATATATTCCGCAAAGTTCAAGAAGTTTATAAAAAACCCTTTTTCTAAAATTACCGCCATGCAAATACGTTCCTGCTTTGCTTGGAAACAATAAAGGATTATCGGGTTTGAGCGTTTTTATATGCTCTTTTAAAACTTCTTTGAGTTCGTCAAATATAAATATCTTACGCTCCGATCTTTCGGTTTTTGTTTTATGCACCAACCGCCCTTGCGTATATTGTTTATTAACTGAAATATACCCTTGCTCGTAATTAAAATCGGCTTTTTCTAAAGCTAATATTTCGCCCTCTCTCGCTCCTGTTCCGATAAAGGTAAACAATAAAGGGTAATATTCTTTATACGCTTTTTTGCAAGTTTCAAGAATCAGTTTTAACTCATCAATCGTTAAGTGGTTTATATCCGCCTTTGGCGGTTTGGGTCTTTCAACCTCGTTAAATATATTCTTATCAATTAATTTATGTTTTATAGCGTAATTTGTTGCGGCGCTTGATAACTTCAAACAATGCCCTGCAACGTGCGCCGTTGTATTTTTTTCAAGGTCATAGAAAAATCCTTGAATCGCAATAGAATTAACGCTATCGTATTTTATATTATCTAATTGTTTTAAATATTTATTGTAGTAAATATTATATGTATCATAAGTTGACATAGCATATTTGATTTTAGCTTTATCTAAAAAGAGCTTGAAAATTTGTCCGAAAGTTATGTTTTTATCGGCTTTCACTTCTTCAAACTTCCATAAGTCTTTTTTAGCTTCTTTAATCGTTTCATAATATCCGCTTGTATGGCGCTTGCCGAATATATCGGTGTAGGTTATTGTGTATTTAACCTTTTCGCCTGTTTTGGTTTTAATCCTCTTTTTGCTTATGCCTGCCATTGTTCATCCCCTGTAAATGCAGTATGAAGTCTTTTAAGCGAAATAATATCATCAATAAGCCCTATTTTTGTAAATTCGTTATTATTTGGCTGGGTTGATAATAGCAAAGACCATTTTTTATTTTTTCCAATTTTGGTTATCCAAAGTTTATAACCTGTTGATAATTCAAACTGCATTTACACCCCCATAGCCTCAAGTGCTTCTCTTTCCGAAAATTTATAATACCCTATCGGATAGAATTTAATTTTGTTTTGATTTTTCAGCTTATACAGATACGATTTTGAGCATTTATGAAGCTGAATAAAATCGCTAACTGTTATCAAATCATCTGGCAATTCCCTTGATTTGAATTTTAAAACATTTGACATATAAAGTCCCTTTCTTAATAAAAATTCATGTAATTGTGTTATAATATAGTTAAGCGGTTAGCTTGTCATTTTGGCGGCTAACTGTTTTCATTATTCAGAATTTCTTTAAATTTTTCTTTTTCGACTAAATATAATTCATTCCAAATCAGCAAAATAATTCTGCAAAGCGCATTCTCAAAATTGTTGCACTCAACACATATTGGGTTTCTTTCTTCAAAATTTATAAAAATGCAATCATTTTTTAATAAAACGCCTTTAATTTTGCTTAAATACAAAAACAAACATAAAAACAATTTTGAATTATTAATTATTTCGTCTTTATATTCGACATTATTCAATTCGCATAACTCTTTGATTGCGTTTGCTTCAAATTTTATTTCCATTTTTACCTCACTAAAAAACCGCCTTATTGACGGTGTTATAATCAATTCCTAGTTCTTTAAATCTTTTCAAAACCAACTTCACTCTTTTAGGTTCAGAATCTATAAAATATTTGTCATATAAGTTTCCTATAACCGTTCCAATTCTGCCCTCACACAAAAACAAAAGGCGGGCAATTTCAGAATTTGAATGACCCGCCACAACATAATTCAAAACATCTTTTTCACGCTTCGTTAGTTTTTCGTAGATCATTTGTTTTATACTCCTCACACACTTCATCATAATAAATTTTGCAACGTGTTTTGTTATCACACGTTTTATTGAGATTTTTGTTTGGCTTGTATTTTTTGCAGTTATATATGTTCTGAATTTGCATTTTCGTTGTCCTCTAAAATATTATTATTTTAAGCTTGCACCAACCATTCCACCAACCAATGCACCTGTCATTGCTGATGTTGTTTGAGTATCTTTCACTTCTTGATTATGAATTTGTGCATCACGATATAAAATTAGTTTGCAATCTTTGCGGTAATTTTCGTTTAATACGCAATTATTTACTTTGTCATTCCACTCTTTGCGTACTTGGTTAACTTCTTCAGTTGTATTGTTTATAAATATTATGAAAGCTATTAATCCGCCAAAAATAAACACTATTATAGTAACACCAATTATTCGGTCTACTATTTCTTCAACTGTTTTCATTTTAAAATATTCCTTATTTCTTCTTTTTCTTGGTCTGTTAGGTCTTGCCAAAGTTTATTTATTACTCCTGCCAAACTTTCTTCAAAACTTTTATCGTTATGATGACACCCTATAAAAGTATCATTATCTACAAGGAAATTAAATCTATTATTTTTCTTATTTATATCAACACCATCATAATTTTTTAATAAAAACTTAATCAACCCAATTTGTTTCTCTGCGGTGAATAGTGGTATATTATAATATCCACATTTTTTGCACTCTCTATCAGTACAATCTTTAAGAGTAAATCCTTGTTTACGTTTACAAATTCTTATCCCCACATTTTCAAACATTTTTTCAATCTCTGTCATTTAAAACCTCATCAATCTTATCTAAAACTTTTTTCCTTACATTCAGCATCCACTCTTTATAATAAACAGGGTTAATGTTGTTTATGGTTTTTTCTGATAAATAGTTATCAACGCAATTTCTAACCCATTGCAATTTTTCAGTTTTGGTCATTTAAAACCTCGTCAATTAATTCTATCGTTTCATTAAAAGTTGTTACCGCATATATTGCACTTGGACTTTTATATTGCCTAATATCTCCTTGAGTTAAATATACTTTTGCATTAATAATTTTGTTTCTTATTTTTATTAATACTTGTCTATATTCATCTCTTTGTTTGAACGCATTTAATTGCCATTCTCCAAGTTCTATAAAATCTTTTTCAGTTTTCATTTAGCACCTCGTTTACTATTTTTTCTATGTCCTCAATTATTTTGTCGGTTTCTTTTAACCCTAATGTCATATATGCGGTTTTGAAGCGAAATTCAATTATATTTTTTATATCACCTAGTGCAACTCTAAAATTGACATATTCTTGTTCTTGTTCTTTTAACTCTTTATTTTCTTCCTGCAAGCGTTTTATATAACAATTTGTGCTAAATTCATTGCAACTTAAAACTTCGGGCAATTCATCAGGTCTATGGCTAAGACTGCAATAAAATTTACGTGCTTTAAAGTCTAAACCTAAATTACTGCAATTATTGCAATATCTTATTTCTTCGCTTACATCTATGCCGTTTATGATTGTTTCTTTTTCTTCACTCATTCTTCAACCTCTCTAATATCAAGTCTTTCGTCTTTAAAATACATATTTCTACCGTTATTTATATATCCGTGCAACATAGCCCATATCCAACATTGTAATTTATACGGATATGTTTTTATATATGTAGGTATGTTTGATTTATCTGTTACCCATATTTCGTATTGTTTCATTCTTCCTCCTTAAATAGTTGTTGGATTTGTAGTTTAATGTCATCTTTGTATTTTATGCAATTATTCAATACTTCATTTTTAATATCCTCTATTGTAAGCTCTATGCCTTGTGTTTTATATGCTATACATATCAACTCCAATAAAATCCTATCTGTAATTTCTGGGTAAATATTATTTTGACAAGTTGGACATTTATTACTTGCCCTGCCTGCACATACAATTTTTCCTCTTTTACATTTATGTTTAATTCCAAACACCTTAAAAAATTCTTGTTCTAATTCGGTGGTCTTTATAAAACACTTGATGTAATGCATGTTTATATTGCTCCAATCTTTCCCTTATTTCTTGTTCCGTTGTCATTCTTCCTCACTTTCAAGCCATTGTTTGATACCATATTTGCAGTCGTGAAATGGGTCTAAACAATCTTCGTAGTGTTTGAAAATACACATATTATGACAACTTTTTGAAAATAGTTCCGCCATTTCATCAATACTCATTGCTTTTATTTTTTCATAGTTGTTCATTATCTCTCCCATCTTTTTTTTCTCTTATTTTTTCAACAATATTGTCAATTTCTTCTGAAATTGCATTGCTAAAAGGGTATTTAGCTTGCAAAACAACTAATCTGTTTAATCGCTCTAAAAGTTCGTTCATTCTTCTACTCCTTTGCGTGGTTTGCCGTATTTTTTTACTAATTCAAGCACAACAGGTTTCATATGGCATTGCGCTTTTAAATCTCCCGCAATCGGACACATTGAGCATCTAAGTCCATTGTAATAACATTCAGCCGCAGATTTAGTCCATCTAACCACAAGCGATTTGTAGCAATACCCTAATTCATTCATGACCATTAGTACACCTCTACAATCTTCCAACCCTCTGCGTTCGGAAATCGTTTTTTATAAGCATTTAACATTTGCTCTTGCGTTGTTCCGGCGGGAAAACAATCGCCGTTAGTAATAGCGTTATACAGTGGGTTGAATACTTTGACGTGTAGCCATTTTTGAGCCGTTATAGCTTCCTGTTTAATGCACCTTGCAGACATTTCTTTGAGTGTTGCGGCAGGCGGCGGGAATCCGTCTTTGTATTCGTTTGCGTAAATATCCATTAATTGCTCAAAATCGGTTTTATTACTCAATGCTCTTGCATAGGTGTCATATTGAGCCTGTTTATCTGTTATTGCGTGCGGATATAGCGCAATAATGCGGTTAATAAAGTCAAATTTATCCACTTCCACACTCCTTTAGTCTGTATTTTTTAGTTAATTCGTCTAATTCGTTCTTGAACTTTGCGGCTTTATCTTCTTTGTCAGGCGGTTTGCCACCGTTTAATTTTCGATATTTCCAATACGCTTTGAGTTTAACAAGGTGCATGTCAGGAAAATTCTCATCATACGGCGGGGCGTTCTCTTTCTTTTGCGCAATGTTCGCTGATAAATCCTCAATTAAACCGTCTGCAATATCTTTTTTGCCTACATATTGAACCAAGTTAGCGTATTGAACTGGCGTTAAATGCACGTTAGCATACTCCCCGTGCCAGTTTCTTAAATCCAAACTTTCTTTTTCTTTTTTTAATTTTTCTTTTTCTTTTTCATTTAGGGATAGTATCTCAGAATTAAATTCTACAACACTATTATTGTTAGAATTAATATCCTTATCTTTATCCTTGTCCTTATCCTTATCCCCAACTTGACCTATATCTTGACCTAGGTCAACTACTTGGTCAACTTGACCTAAACTATATTGGTTATTGCCTTTCGGGTTATGATTGCCACCCCAATTTTTAAACTCTTTTTCTTCTATAAGAGATTCTAAATTATCATCAATTAAAGAATCGCCTGTTAACGTCAATACTCCGTCGAAAATTAAATCAATTAAAATCTCTTTAGGGCAATTTAATCTTTTTAAAGTTTCTAATTTTCTTTTATCAATGATAATTTTAATATTAGTTTTGTACCTCATTTTTTGTTCTCTTTTTTCTTCTCTTTTTTCTTCTTAGCATTTTTAATTATTTCGTTTGTGCCTTTTATAAATTCTTTGAAATCTTTTTTAATATTTTCGATTTCGGGCATTGTATATTTCATTTAATTGCCTTTCTTAAAATCATTAATCGATTGATACCATTTGCCCTCTTTTGATTTTTTTAAATCAATGTTAAGCCAATCTCCCTCGGTTGCATTATCCAGAATTTCAACCTTGTTTATTCCGAGTTTGATTATTTCTCCGTATTGAGTATTTACTGTTTTAACGTTAATTCCTTTTGCAAATTCCATTTTATTTTTCCCCCTCTAATAGTTTTTCAAGTTTTAAAGTTTGTTGCGCCTTGCCCTTTGTTTCCGGTACCTCAAAAAAATCCTCTCTTTTTTTAGTACCGTTATATAATTGAATATAAACTGTCCTCAATGTTTCAAGGTCTTTTGACGTAAAAGTATCAGCTTCTAAACATAAATAATTTTCAAGATCAGATTTTTTAACTCCAATTTTCTCAAAAGCATTTATACAATTTTCAATATCTTCTGATAATTTGCTTTTTTGAATAACAGGCTTTATACCTAAGTTTATTTCTTTAAAATCCGGCTCTTTTTGTTTCATTTCATCCGGTAACGCCCAATTAGGCAATTTAGGGCGCTCAATAATCTCATAATTTTCACCATAAGTATTTTTAATTTTCACCCATGTAGATGGCAAATTATATAAATATCTGCCGATTCCCCATTGAACAGCCGCACGCTTCATACTGTCAGATATACCGCCCTTTGTGCTTTCAATTTTTGTATCTGATGCGCCGTCGTATTTTGTTATCCATTCGTCATTAATTCTCAATGACAAACCGCATATTTTGCCGTTATCGGTTGAAATAAATTCATTTTTCCAATTAGAAAAACCCATAACCTCATCAAGCCTGTTTTGAACGGCTCTGTTTTGAATATATGCAACTGCTAAACCTTTTGTTTTATCCTTGCTTTTTGCAGATATTCTAAATTCAATCTCATCCGGTCTAAAAGGCTTTTTCAATTCTCTTTCAATTTCTTTTAAATCCATTTTTAAACCTCATAATTTGCAAGGATATTATCAATCCACTTTGGCGCATAGATAATTCCTTGCTCTTTGTCATAATTTCCTATAATCTCATCAGGTGATGGTTCTAATCGCATTTCAATAATTTTATTGCTATAACCCTCCCATAAATCTTTTTCTTTACATTCAAGATATTTTTCAATGCCTGCATAAATTGCTTTCTCGCCCCATGTAATAATATGATCTGTCGCAGGGTTAAAAATCTGTGTTATATATGGCGCTTCTTTTTCTTGCACTATAAAGAAAAAGTTTTCGACATCAATTCCGGTAACTGCTTTTATTCCCATACGATACATAGCTGCTTGAACGTGATAGCCGTATTTTATAAACGTATTAAAAAATGTTTCAGGGTTTGCGCTCTCTGCCGTCTTGTAATCGGGAATATTTTTACAATCATAAGGCAAAAAATCGGGACGGCATTTAAGCCAAATATCTGTTTTTTCATCCTGCCAAAAAATAGATAATTCCGATTCGCCCTCTTGACTTAATGCGTTTTTGCATTTTGTATCATTGTTAATTGATTTTGCCATACAAACAATCTGGTTTAATTCAGAAGCAGTTAAATGTATTTCTTTTGGCTCAATTCCCGCTTTTTCAAGCGCTAATTGCATTAAATCAGATACCAAATATTTTTTTATACTATCGTCATAACCGAGCGTTTTTAAAAATTGAACTAAATCATCTTTTTTAAATTCTGAATAAGGATTATGCCAATATTCTTTTTCAAAAGCTTCTCTTCCCTCTAAAATATATTTATGAGCAGCTTTACCGATTTTAAAATATGGCTTTTCTTTTAGTTCATATTCCCCCGATAAATATTTATAATAATACTTTGCAGGGCAATTTAATAAAGTTTTTAGTCCTGAATTAGATAATGCAGGAAGTTTATGATATACTTCCGATGGCATATTTCTAATTATGCAAGGAGCTTTAATTTCGAGCCCCTCTTTCCAATCAATAATATTCATGTTATAATTCCTTTATATTGTTATAAGATTTAACATTGTGCTCAATCATTCGCTTGGTTGAGCGTTTTAATTGCTTCAATAAATTCTTTAAATGATTTATTGTGCAATGTCTTAACAATTTTTGCATTCGCCGGATGTAAACATAATGCGCAAAGCATTTCAACCAGCCTGCATTTTGTAAAACCTTTAAAATACTGTTCCATTTTAAACTCCTCTTTAAAATTAGTGATACAAAAAATCATCCATTTCCTGTTCTGCCAATCGTTCCATGCGTTCTTCATATTCTCTTAGCTCTTCCTGCTCGTCCAGTCCGTAATAATCATACGGATTATTGAGCTTTGCTTCGTATTCGGCTTGTGCCCTCTCGAATCCTTGCATTTTGCCCCCTTTCGTTTTTTTTAAAAATAAAGGAGCGCAACTGCGCCCCCTCGGCTAAGTAGAAGTTTAAATTAAAAAAAGCCCCGTCTTGCGCTGGTCATTATGATAATATAACGGGGCACCTTGTCCAATTATGGTAATTTCAAAAAAAGCCCTCTAATAGTGAATTAGTTAAAAAAAGGAAAACGAACTAGAGGGCGTAATTGCTTCTGATTATAAGTCAAGTACTTTGTTGTATGCTTCATTGAAGCAGTTCAGTTCGTCAATTTGACCTGTTTCAAGTAGAAAATTCCAATGTTGCAGTGCTTCATATTCAATTTGCCTTTGTGTCGGCAATAATCCCTGTTTTTCATATTCTTTTTTCAATTTATTTTCAATAATTTTTATGTTTTTTGCAAAATTCTTTTCTTTTAGTTTATTTGTAGCGGAATAAAAATCAATGCTCAATGCCACGTTTTTTGCCTTTTCTTCGTCTTTATTTATTTCTTTGACGATAGGTTTATTGTATCTGTCATCTTCAACTTCGTAGCTGATTTCGAGCGTTCTTACAGCGTGCATAAACTTGTTAAAGTCCTTTGCCATATTGGATAAAATGTTAAACATGATATAAACTCCTTATATTGTGTGTCAATAAAAAAACGGGCGGGTTCAAGCCAATGGTGGAAGTGCTTACCGCCCAGATAAAATTTAGTAGAGAGTAAAATTCTTATAAGCGCCCCGCTATATTGCATACGCAAACCTAAGGAAAGGTTTTTTCGGCGGGGCTAAAATTAAAAGTTTTGTTTAAATCTTCTTTACTAATTAGAACAACCACCACGGTATAATTTTTCAATACCGTTAATTGCATATATTGATTTTGGAGGGTTATTTCCTTTATAACTTTTATCAAATAGCTTAGCTTTCCCTTTTGTCTGTGCTAATGCGTAAACAAGTGGTTTTTCTTTCTTAAACTTTTTGTTTGCAAGAGCAATAAAACAACTTTCACAAATAAATTGTCCTTCCCACTCGGTGAAGTGTCTTGATAATTTATTGCAAACTGGACATCTTTCCTTTTCTTCTTTTCTTGACAAATATTTTTTACGCATATGTCATAAATTCCTTTTCTTTCATTTTACATTAAAGAGGGGAATAAAACCCCTCTTGTTTGTAAACTTTTTGTATATAAATGTTCCAATATATGTCGTGTTAGGTCGCTTACTCGTGAATGCCTACTCACCGCCGTATTTATACAGGTTTCCTTTTGACTTTCGCCTCAGGTGGCTGACTGCCTGTTTGATTTAGAGTTTACTCTCTTATTTAATTTAAAGTATTATTACTAAGCCCGTCATATTATATTTACTTTGGGGCTTGTTTGTAGTATTATTTTCTTAACGGAAGATTTATGGAGCGGTGCAATATCTGCTCTTTTATCTTCCTAATAAACACTAAGCACTTTCTTCCGTTGAAAGCTTAGTCATATTTGCAAAGTAAGTGGTAATAATTTCTCTTACAACTTGTGATATGCTCCATTTTTTTTGGCTAGCGTATTCTTCGAGTTGCCCAAGAATATTATCATCTACTCTTGTTACTATAGGGTTGTTCAATAATTCGTTACTCATAAAAACCTCATTTGAATTACCTTATGTGTACAATGTATCACATAATTAATATAATGTAAAGTTTTTTTTTTACAAAAGAAAGAAAATACTTCAAAAGGTGTAGAAACATGAAATATAGAGAGCTTCAACCTACTTTACAAAACTTAACGAATAGCAATATTAAACTTGTTGATATTGCAAATACAATCGGAATGACAAGACAAAATCTAAATTATAATATTAATTCGGGTAAAGGTGATGTGCCTGAAAACGAAATAAAACTACTGGAAGAAGCATATAATGTTAGATTACTTGATGATTGTATAATGATTGAACACGTATTTTTAAACCCCTCTTGCGGTTATGGTACGTTTCAAGAGGATGAAGCGGAAAGAAAACCGATTAAGCTCGGCACTTCTTTAATAAGTGATGTTTTAAAAGTTTCTAATCCTGATATGCTTAAAACCTTTACGGCTTCGGGCGATAGTATGAACCCGGTTATTGAACACGGGGATTTATTGTTAATTGATACAGGGGACACGCAATATAGTAACGGCGGAGTGTTTTTAATTACAATTAATAATGACTGGTTCATAAAAAGATTGCGGAAAAGAATAACAGGGGAATTAGATATTATTTCCGATAATCCTAAATATCCGATTGAAACACTTGATACTAATTCTTTTAAAGAAGTATACATTAGGGGTAGGGTATTAAAGAATTTAAGCAGGGGGTTGTAGTTAAAAATTCTTGATAATTATTCGCTATATTATTCCATGCTTAAAGCTTTGCTACAAAAGGATTTTATAAAAAATAAAATTAAAGATTTTGTTATTATTACGTTATTTTGACAAAAATTTGTTAAAATTGAGTGATTTTTATTCTTTTAAAATTAATTTATCGAAACGATATATCGAAACGGTAGAAAAATGAATTGAAATGTGCTATAATTGGGGTATGGCAGGACGTCCTACAAAATATAAAGAAGAATATTGTAAAATGATGTTCGATTTTTTTGATATCGAGCATACTTATGTTGATTATAAAACTATTATTGATAGTAAAGGGAATGAAAAAACTATTGAAGTTGAAAAGCCGAATATTTTACCTACGTTTGAAAAGTTTTCAGTAAGTATCGGCGTAACGAGGGACACACTTAATGAATGGTGCAAAGTTCATCCTGAATTTTCCTACACATATAAAAAATGCAAAGAGTTACAAAAAGATATGTTGAATGATTTAGCTATGCGTGGCTTTTATAATCCTACTTATACAATCTTTGTAGCGAAAAACATAACGGATATGAAAGATAAGGTCGAACAGGATTTGAACGTATCAGGAAGTTTAACAACGATTGATTTCGGAGATTAGCAAAAGTGGCGGTACAGTTAAGTAAAGAATTTTTTGAAAACTTTAAACCAGTTTATAGAAAACCGCCTGTATTTGAAAATGGAATTTGCAAGCATTATTCTTTTAACCCTTGTTTTAAACCTATATTTAAGGGTGATTATAGATTTTTAATTTATTATGGCGGTCGTGCCGGAGAAAAATCTTACGGGATTACGGATAGTTTAATTCAATTAGCAAGAAATAAAAAAACTGATATTTTATGTGCAAGAGAAGTGCAAAAAAGTATTAAAGATAGTATTTATAAGCTATGGAAAGAGCGCATTAATTACTTTGGCTATAATGATTTTAGATTGTATGATGACCGTATAATTAACACCGTTACAAAATCAACCGTTATATTTAAGGGGATGAATGATATTAACGATAAAGGCACACAAGCACTAAAGGGCTTAGAAAGTATCGATATTGTACATTTTGACGAAGCACAAACGGCAAGCAAAAACACGCTTGATGTCTTAATTCCGACAATAAGAAAAAAAGGAAGTAAATTAATATTTTCACTTAATCCATTGTATGATGATGATTACATTATGGATTTTATCAATAATCCAAGACCCAGAAGCTACATAAAAAAATTATACTTTTATGAAAATCCTTTTGTATCAGATGAAACAATAGAGGATGCTAAATTTTATTTTCTTAAAAAGCCTGATGAATTTAGACATATTTTCTTAGGTGAAACACAAAAACTACACGCATTAACGATATGCAAGTATTTTAATGAGGAAAATATAAAAGATATTAAGTATATAGATGATATGGATGTATATTTATCCTGTGATTTTAACGTAGCTACTATGGCGTGGGCAATAGCACACATTACAAACGGTAAAGTATTTTGTTTTGATGAGATAGCGAATGTTGATAAACCGAGTACGACAACAGTTGAATGTATCAGAGAATTTATTGAAAGATATAGAAAACACAAAGGGAATATTATTGTTACAGGAGATAAATCAGGATATAATGCAAATACGCAAAGCCCTGTCCATAATTACGAACAGATTAGAGATGAACTTGAAAAGGTTTTTGGCTCAAAAAGAGTAAAAATAAAAGTAAGAACAGGAACAAGTAAAGCCAATCCGCCCGTACAAACAAGGATTGATAAATTTAATGCGTTGATTTATGACGGTAACAACAGGAGATTTTTTGTAAATCGTGAAAAATGTCCCATTATTTATCACGCAATAAAAAGCGTTAAATACAATGATGACGGTAGGGGAATTTATGAATTTACCGAAAAAGATTTTGCGGTGAATAGCTTAAACAAATTTGCGTGCCATATGTTTGACGCTGTAAGCTATATTCCTTGTAATATAGCGGAATTGGGAATGGCAATATAAGGAGCAATAAATGGACAATATACAATCAAACAATTTAGACAAAGTTAAAAGACCAAAAGACCCGAAAAAAATCGTTGATTTTGTTGTTGGGGAATGGGAGAAGTTACAAAAAAACAGGCAAGAGCAGATTGATTTAGCTATGAACTTGCAAAAATGGGCAAGTATGAACCAAGAGCCGATGACGATTTATGACACTAAGCAAAATGAGATTAAAGGGTATAAGGATAATAAATTTGCTACCATTGTTGAAGTAACAACCGCCAATGTCGGGAATCAAAGCTGGACTAATATGGGGCAAATGTTTGATGTCAGAAGTTTAGATACAATGGAACCTGATAAAACTGCACCCCTTGAAGTTCAACAAGCATATTTTGAGATGATAAATAATCCTGAACTTCAAAAACAAGCGATAGAACAAGGCGAGAAAAAAGCACAACTCCAAAAGGTTGCACTTGAACAATCACTTTATAAAATGAAAGCAGATATACAACTTGAAAAATGTTTTAGAAAAGGGGATTTATTTTATGGTGAAAAGATTTCATGGGTTGGTTGGAAGCAAAAGAATATAGTTCAAAAGCTATATGGCAATAAAGAAAGCGTAATTAATTATGATAACGCTGATATTCAAGCGGTTGACCCTATTCAATTTGTTTTTGATACGGTAAAATATGTAAAAGATGATGATGATAATTTTAAAAAGATAATAAAAATTCATAAGAGATTTGAAACAATTGAAAATATATTAAATCGTAAATATACAAATGATGAGGGTAAACTTGTAAACCTTTATAACTTCTCTAAAGCGGAAGCGGATGAGCTAAAATCATCAAGTGATAATACAACTGAAACCACAGACCCTCAAGCAGATAATGAAAAGATAAGAGAAACAAAAGTCGGTGATAGTTACGCAACTTATTTTGTACACGGTGATTTTAAGATTGACGGGGTTGAATATAATAATTACATAGCGGAAGTATTTGCAAACAAGTATTTAATCAGGTTTGAACCGAACCCAATTTATATTTGTCCTTTTATTATACAAATGGATGAACAAGACCCATACACCAAAAGGGGTATTGCAAGGTTAAAGACGATTTATGATGCTTGCGTTATGCGCCAAAGCTATATCAATCAAAAGCAACAAAAGGACTTTTTAAATTCTAATCCGCCTACCGTAATGACTTCAAAGATGAAAAATGCTTATTTAAAAGACGGTGAAAAAGCGTTTATTTGGAAACCGGGGACAATTATAGAGGTGGATGAACTCTCACAAGATTATCAAGTGGTTAGAAAAGAAACTTTTGATACAACAGGCGATATAAACAATATTCAATTCATAACATCTGAAATATCGGATAATGGGGCAGTGAACGCTAACGCTATGGGGAACGTGGAAGCAGGAAACATTAAGGCAACTGATTTACAACTTGCTAAGCAGGGGCAGGATATTAGAATACAGCAGACTTTGGATAGTATTTATAAGTTTACGATTAAAAATGTTGAAGCGGTAGCGCAGATTTTAGCATTGTTTAAATCAGGAATTGAGATATTTAAGATTAAAAACAGGAATGTTGAAGAATTGATTGCAATAAATGATGTTATAAGGCAAGGACAATATGAATATCGTTATGAAGATAGAAACGCATTAATGAACAGGCATTCTAAACTTGAACAGGCGATTGAATTAATTGAAAAACTGTCAAATGTTCCTGAAATGAACGCTAAATTTGATTATGAAGAATGTTTCAGGACGGGAATGGAAAGTATCGATTACGATAACCCTGAAAAATTCTTAAAATCAGAAGCAACGATAGATGGAGTTATGGCGGAATTTCAAAGGTTGAAACCCGAAGAACAACAGCAGATTATACAAATGGTCATGCAACAACAGCAACAGGAGCAAATGCAAGCACAGCAAGAGCAGATTAAACAAATGAGAATGCAAGAACAGGCTAATAGGTTGCAAGAAGCGCAAATTATGGACAATCCCGTACAAAACGGGTTAAATCAAAATATGGTTGAAATGGGGCAAGCGGTATAATGAAACTAATTGAAAAACTGTTAAAAATCAGAAATTATATGATTAAAGAGGATTATAAACATTCTTTAGTGCAATATCTTGAAACAAAGGCACAGGATTATATTAATAAACCTGCAAACAGTCTTTTAGACGGATATATATTGTGTTTGAGGGATATTAAAGATATTCCTGAAATTGTGGAGAATAGAAAATAATTATGGAAATTATGGAAAAAGCCAAAATTATTGAAATTGACCCGAAAAATCTTCCAATTATACTAAAAATAGTGTATAATGGAAGTATAAAAAAAGAATATGTCTTAAATGCAACAAAAAACAAAAAAGGCATATACTTAAATACAATTGAATAATTAAGCTAAGAAGCAGCAAGCAAGCAAAATTATAAAAAGATGTAGCAAGCAAGCGTTCTTAAGGGCAAACCTTTTGCGCTTGCTTTTTAAATTTTTCTTCAAGTACAAATTGTTTCAAATTCAAGCGTCTTTAGGGGAAACCCCGAGGGCGCTTTTTTATTTGAAAGGAAAACTAAATGGAAACAGCAACAGAAACAACATCAACAATTCAAAGTTCTGAAACTTCGACAAGTCAAGATGTTACAGAAACTCAAGACACCGTTGAAACCACAACGACAAGTCAAGAGCCTGAAAACACAGACACCGAAGTAAAAGAAACTGAAACTGATGCAACGGAAACTGAACAAAAACAAAGTATAGACTATGAAAAGTCTTACAAAGAGCTTCAAGCGGAGTACACCCGTGGTCAACAAAGGATAAAAGAACTCGAAGCAAGAATACCGCAACAACCGCAGATAGTTAACGAACAAGGGGCGGTCAATCCTCAATTTGAGCAGAATTTCAACCATGAAGTTGAAAAGTACGAATTTCAAAGCTATTACAACTTAGCAGGGCAATTAGAACCCGATGTAATGCCTGATGTTATCGGAAAATTACAAAAAGCTGACAGTTGTTACAGAATGGGCGACTTAAACAGTTACAAAGCCTTAATGAATGAGGTTAAAGAGTACTTTAATCCTGCTTATGTTGAACAAATCGCAGAACAAAAAGCTCAATTGAAATCACAGAAAAATGGTTATATTCAACAAGCTATTCAAGAGCAAAGAATTAAAGCAGTTGGGGAATTAGAACAAGAAATCAGACAATATCCCGAAGTTTGGGAACTGGTTGATGATGAAAGCCCTAACTTTAATAACGAAGTTTTTGGAGTGGTTCAAGAATATTTTAACAATTTTGGGGGAATTGATGCAGGAAGGTTATCTAATTTCTTAAAAGCAGTTGAGAATAACGGGGTTAGAAAGTACAAAGCACAGTTAGAAGCTCAAAAAACCGCTGATGTGAACAAGCAAAAAGCGGTTATTTCAAACGGTGATAACAAAGACATAGTTTCAGGAAATTATGAATTTGGCTCACGAGAATTTTGGGACAACTACTATAAATAAGGAGTAAATTAAATGGCACAAACATACAATTTAGACCAGTTAATTGTTACAAGTACCGCAACGGCACTTGAAAAAAGACTGGAAAAAGAATTAATTATCGGTAAATTAGCAAAAAAAGAATTTAAAGACGGTGCAAAATTAGGTGATGAAGTTAATATCATTATGCCGGCTGAAGTTTCAATGACAAAATGGGACGGTGGCGATTTAACAGCACCTGAAAAGATAAATTCTTCTATTGTTAAAGTACCTATTGACCAAGGACGACAAGTTAACTTTGAACTTGAAAAAGCAAAAGAAATACAAATTGCGGAAGCAGGTAACACTGATAAAGGCGCTAAACTTGTTGCTGAATATTCAAATGATGCACTTTATCAAGCAAGAGATGCAGTTGATAGCTATTTAGGTAATTTATATCCTATGGCAGGAACTGTTGAAAGCAACAGTGGTAGTGCGATTGCTCTAACATCAGCAAGTGCTGAAAAATGTTTTGCAATTTTAGCAAATGTTAAAGCAAAATTATCTCGCTTAAATGTTTGGAAAACAGGTAAAATGATAGCAATTTTACCGCCTGAAATGATTGCAATAATGCTCGGTATGTCATTTATCCAATACACTGAATCACAAGTTAAGGATAAAGAAGTAGGCAAAGTTTCAGAAAAAGCAGGTTTTGAAATTTTTGAAAGCAACAATATCGGTTCAACCGAAGCAGGCGGAACAATTACTTACTATCCTTTATTTGGTGTTGAAGGTGAAGTATTTGCTGCACCCATTCAAAAAGGCTTAAATCTGATTCCTTATATGAGAGATGAAAGCATAAATAAAGCATATAAAGGTGCGTTCATATTTGGCGGAAGTGTTCCGAATGCTAAGAAACTTGCAACAGCAAAAGTAACTTGTGCAATCAGCGATTATTCATAGGTAATATAGGAGAAATAAAAAATGGCAAGAGATTCAGTAACAGTTGTTCAACCTGAAAGAGAAGCTTCTAATAGTGTTGCAACAGCTACAATTACAAAAACAGCGATTAGTGCTTCCAATGGTGCAACTATTGTTGGTGCAACAGGTGTTAAAGATAATTCTTTAACTATCGTTGTTGAAACAACTTTGGGCGGAACTGTAACAATTAAAGCAGGTGCATATCATAACGCAGTAATGGGTGATTTAGCAATCCTCGTAGAAGCAGCAACAAACTATGCAATTAAAATTGAAAATCCTTCACGCTTCCAAAAAGCTGACGGAAATATTGACATAGATTTTACATCTGTAACGGGTTACATCTATGCAGTAGGTAAACACGCAGGCTTAGAAGCGTAAAAAAGTACCTCCTTTCTATAACCCCCTCAACTTTGGGGGGGTGGGGAAGGGATAGAAAGGTAAAAGATGATTATTATAAGAAATATACAAACAGGATATGTGTTTGAGCTTGAAGATAATGCAGGGGCAGAGCTTTTAAGGTGCAATCCTTTAACTTTTGAAATTGTAAAAGCAACAAAAGAAGCACTTAAACAGGTTGAAACTGCTAAAACTCCGACGGACGAGCAAAGACTTTTAGGCGAAAAACCACAAGATGAAATAGAAGAAAAATACAAAGATGTTGAGATAATTCCTGAAATGGAAGAAGTTAAAAAGACATCAAAAAGAAAGGCTAAAAATGGCTAATATCGGAATAGTAAAACTTACGGATAATGCTTGGCTTGATTTGGACGGGGCGGATATTACTCACGCAGGTTCAGACGATACTTTATCAATAAGCACAGGTACATATATTTTAGAGCTTAAACAGGGTGATAGGTTAGATGTTTATGTTGGTGCTGCTAATGATGTACCCGATGAGTACGAATATTCAAGCTATAAATTAGGCGAAAGAGCAAGTGTAACCGTTGGAAATAGTGAAACAATTCTTATAAAACAAAATACAAACTCTACGGCAATTATTAACATAAGCGAGTAAAAAAATGGCAAATAAGACATTTCAAGAAATACAAGTAGAAATTGCTAATATCTTTAGGTCATCCATTGACCCTGATGATATGGCGCTTGACAATCAAACAGAAGAAGAATATTTGAATGTTGCATCTTCTTGTTATACGGTAGCTAAAAGACTTTTGAATGAAAATACATTTCCTTTTAATGTTTACCAAAAAGAATTTAGTACAAGTGCTAACAGAAACAATTATAACGGCGTTGACGGTCAAATTGTTAAAGACGGTGTAACAGTTGAAGAAAACACCCTGCCTTTAAGATATGAAAACAACTGGAAATTTTTAAGAGAACAAACGGGCAGACCTACAAAATTTTGGCTTGATAATAACGAGAAAATATATCTTTACCCGACACCTGATGAAAGCTTCAAGGTAAACGTTAAATATAAAGACATGAGATATTTCTTAGATGCAAACAGAAATCCTGTTTTAGAGCCTGAACCGACAGCTACTTTAAGAATGCCTGAAAGATTACAAGGGGCTTTTATTGATTGGTTGAAGTATGAAACACTTGTAAATTACATTAAAAACCTTGCAAAGCCAAGGTATCAACCGTTAATAGATGAAGCGAGCAAATTAAAGTTAGCATTTTTAAAACTTGTGTATCCGTATGATGATGAAGCGAGGTTTATTCTATAAATGGCATTTGCAGAAGCTACAAGTTATATAATAAATCATTTTAAAGGTATCCGCCAGATTGACGGGTTAAATGGTGCTAACGGTGAAATTTCTGCTACTACCGCTATTAATGTTGAAGCAAAACCTATTGAGGACGGAAACGGTTATTATATTAGTACGACTTTAGGAAATACCTTAATAGACACTTTAGAAGATTATAAGATTATAAAAATGTTTGAATCCGAACAAGACGGAATTAAATATTTTATTATTTATGCTGAAAACACAATACAAGGGGCTTTATACAGTTTTGATGATACCGGATTTCATTTAATAGTTGACGGGTTAAGGGTAACAGGCAAAGCAAACGGCATTACAATGAACGATAGTGCTTATGACGTGTTTGTTTTTACTAACGGAAAAGATTATGAGAAAGTTTGTTTTGCCCTTAATCCTAACCATGAAACAATATTGCCCGTTTATAATTCCGAAACCGTTGAGGGGTTAACAATGGCAGAGCAAACAGGCTCTTTAGTTATCGGAAGCAATAAAGGGGTTGTTATAGCTTCAAGAAAAGGTGATATTTTTGATTGGGACTATGTTCAAACAGATACAGATTTAACAAAGCCGTGGTATCAAATTGTGGGAAAATCAATTACGGCAGTTGTGTCATATATTGGCGGCTTAATGGTATTTACAAAAGATGATAGCCGTATGTTTTTAGGCAATATGTCTGATGTTACCAAAGCGGAAGTTCAAAGCGCTTCTTTAGGCGGTTGTTTTAGTTTTGAATCTTGGTGCGTACATGATAAGTATTTATTTTTCTATGACGGCAACCAAAAGAATATTTATTATTACCTTCAAAACGATATAGGACAAAAGGTTTTAGGTGAACCCGTTGCTAACCACATACAAAATTATTTAAAAGACCCCGATAGAATTGCGTTTACATCATATATAGCAAACAATAAAAATGAAATTTGGCTAAGAATTGACAATAAAACCTTAATTTATAACTATTTCATTGGTGAATGGTACGAACGAGAACAAAACAGTATAAATTCTTATGGTGTATTTGATTACGAAATGTATTCTTGTGATGATAACGGAAATATATTTAAAGAAAGAGCTATAAATTCAAGAAACTGTGTCTTTAACGGCGAGTTTATCCCTGCAAAATATGAAACTCCATATATGGACTTTGGAAATTGCAATTATTTGAAGGAATTAGACGAAAAACCGCTTGTAACATTCGGTAAAAACTATAACAACAACTTTAAAATAACTTTTGATAACATCAAAAAGCATAAGTCAAAAAGGATTGAACTTGTACAAGGTGCAAGTTTTAGGTGGGCTTTACCTGATGATACTTTGGAAGAAAACCCTGAAGCATTTTGGGATTATGGTATATTCCCTGTTGGCAAAAGCTACATAAAAGGTACAAGAAAAGCAAAAGCACCAAATGCGTTTTATATGCTCAAATTCATAATTGAAACAGAGCAAGAAGAAGATGACTTTGCGATATCACAAATTGAATTAAGAATAGATAGCGTTGAAAAAGATACATTGGGGTTAAAGTGATGATAGTTGATAAATGCAGAAATTTAGAAGAATTAAAAGAGTTATATAAGCTTTGCGACAATGAAAGATTGGCAACGCTCGAAAATATACTTAATTTACCTACGCATTGTTGCTTTTATGACGATAAAAATAAGCTTGTAGGACTTATTTATTTAGAAGATGAGGACGGAAAAGTAATGTTATCAGGTTTCGGACGTCGTAAGTCTTATAACCTTATTGTTGAAGCAATACAACACATTTTATGGTGTAATCCTGAACTTGATATTTATTCAAGAACAGATAAACTAAGCGCAAGATATGCGCTTAGAAAAGCAGGATTTAAAAAATTAGATGATGAATTATACATAAGAAAGGCGGTAGCTTAAAATGGGAAAAAAGAAATCGGTTATCCCTGTTCAACCTACAACAACGACAAATATGGGTGCGTTTGGGTCAACAACAACAGGTCCGACAGGTAGCACCTGGAAAGCGACAGATTTTCAAAATAATTTTGTAAACAACGCACAAAATCAAATGTTAAGTGCGCAAAATGCAATATTCAATCCTGAATTAAATCAAGCAAGAGTTGATCAGGTCAATAGACAAACAATGAGTAATTTCCAAAATAATTTATTAATGCCTGCACTTGAAAAAGGTTTATTAAGAGGTTCAACTGCTCAAGATATAGGAAGTGTAGCACAGAAGAATTACGCAAATGCTTATCAGGATGCACTTGATAGAGAACAGCAAAGACAATATCAATTATTGGCGAATGCTCTTGGCAATTACACGACTATTTACGATATTGCAAAAGGTACGACAGGTTTAAGTAATGCACTTAACCAAGCAAATGCAAACTACGCAGCACAAGCAGCACAAGCAAATCAAGGAACAAGTTTTTGGGGCAGTTTGTTAGGAAGTCTTGGAGATATGATGCAACCTTCAATTAGTGTTAAAAAATCATAAGGAGTAAAAAATGGTATTACCAATATTAGCAGCAATAGGGGCAGGAATTGCAAAAGCAGCGGCAGCAGCAGGAACAATAGGAGCAAAAGCGGCAGCAGTTGCAGGAAAAGTCGGGGCAGGATTAGCAAAAGGTGCGGCAACGGCAGGGAAAGCTGTTGCAACAGGAGCTAAAACGGCAGGTCAGGCAGTAGCGCATGGAGCGCAAACAGCAGGGCAAGCCGTCGCACAGGGGGCACAAAAAGCAGGGCAAGGGCTTTCTAACTTTGGAAAAAGCATTTTAAGTGGTAGCGGCGGAGCGCCGACGGAAACAATAACAGGTACATTAAGTAGTGCACCTGTAGAATCTGTTGCTAATACAGGTAGTACACTTGCAAGCGGTATAAATTCAGCACCTCAAGGATTTTTTCAAAAAGCACAAGCAGGAATACAAAATTTACAAACAAGATACAACAACTTGCCTGATTGGCAAAAAAGAATGTTATCTAACGGTTTAAGTATGGGCGGTGAAAGCATGCAACCACAACAACCACAATACATATATCAACCGCTGAATCAAGATTGGTCTTGGGCGATTCAACCTACACAAAGGGGGTATTACTAATGGCATTTTTAAGTAATTTATTGGGAAATATAGGTAATGCTTTTCTAGGTAAAGCTCCACTGGTTCAACAACCGCAACAAACGGCAACTACGGTTTACCCTCAAGCAATGCAAGCATTTTTTGATAATCTGCCAAATAACCAATCTTTAATGACAAAAATTAATAATAGCCCTCATAATCAGGGTTATTCACAAGATGAAATTAATCAGAAGATTGCACAAGGATTTAATTTAGGAATACCCGAAATTGCAAACGAACAAGCAAAATGGGGAATAAAAATACCTAAAACCGATTTTGAAAAACAAGCTGCTGATTTAGGACAGTTTAACTTTTATCCGACACAATTAAGCGTAGGTACTGCCGCAGCACAAAGACAAGGCGGAATATTTAATGATATTGCAAGCGGAGCAAGAGAAAACTATTCACAAGGCTTTAATAGTTCTAATTGGGGTGGAAATAAATCATTAGCCACAAGAATTGGTGAAGGCATAGGAACAGGTTTAAGGTGGTTTGATACACCTTTAGGCAGAGGTTTAGCGGCAATGGGTTTATCTGCTTTAACAGGATACGGCACACCGTTAGAAGAATTTGCAACAGCAACAGTCGGCAGACAACAGAACAGGGCTAAAGACCAGTTGTATAGACAAGACCTTGCTAAAAAAGGCATTGATACAAGCAACATAACAGGAAATATCACGGAAGATATTTATAAAAACCTTGTTAATTCTAATAAGTTAAATAATCAAGTAAAATGGGGCGATTTAGCACAGTTAAGCCCTGAAATTGCCGAAGCTATTGAAAAAGACCCTGATATGGCAGATAGTTACGCACCTGCAAGTGTAATAAATTCAATTTTAAAACAAGGTTTAACAAATGCTCAAATTGAAAAAATAAAGGCAGACACGGCTTATACATCAGGAGCTAAAACTCAAAAGACATTGAGAGAAGCTGAAAATGTCGGTAAGCCAAAGGTAAATGTAAGCATAAGAAAAGGTGGCACTAAATCAGTTGTTGAAATGAGGCATACAGGCGGAAGCGGAAGCGGTGGAAGTTCTACAACAAGCAACCGAATGGTAAGAGTAAAAGCACCAAACGGGCAAGTGAGAATGATACCAAGAGATAAGTTGCAAGCTGCACTAAATGCAGGGGGAGAATTGCTATAATGGCAGATTTTAACTGGGATGACTACGAACTTGAACAACCTAAAACTGCGAATAAAAATGCGGAGTTTAACTGGGATGACTATGCAGTTGAAAACTCAAAACCGCAAAAGCAATCTCAAACAAGTACGCAAACAGCACAACAGCCATTACAAGCGAATGTTACAAAAACTCGTATTCAAAATTGGGATAAAAACGGTAATATTTATTACACCGATGAAAACGGTAACAGGGTAAACGACAAAGAGCCGAATTGGTTTGAGAAATATCCTAAAAAATGGGCAAGAGAACATTTTAACGAGCTAAAATATTCACCTCAAAAAAGAAGAGATTTAGCTGTTGAAATTGCATCTCTGCCAATTTTTGAAGTTGGAAAAGGTATAAAAGCGGCAGCGTGGGGTACAAAAAAATTAACACCTTATTTAGGCAAAAAAATCGGTCAAAGTGTAGCTGAAAATTCTATTGGTGGTGCTTTTGGCGGTGGTTTAATGGGTTTAACCCAAGGATTTGATAGGACAAATGAACATCCTTATATTGAAGCTGCTAAAACTGGTGTTTTAGGTAGCTTAATGGGGCTTGGGCTTGGTGCAGGTGCTTCTTTTGGATTAGGAAAATTAGAACAAAATGCAGTCGGAAGAAAGTTAAAAAACATAAAAGACACCAAAACTCTAAGAAAAGCAGAAACTGGCTATTATAAAGATTATATTCAACAAACGAGTGTTAAAAGACCGGATTTGGGCAATATTGATTTTACCCAAGCAGGTTTAGAAACTGTATCAAAAAGTCCAGAATCAGGAAGAAATTTTGCAACGCTTAAAAAAGACATTAAAAACGCTAAATATGTAGGTACAGAACTTCCGAATCACCAACGCACCGATAATATAGTAAAATTTCATAAATTAGAAAAAGACGGGCAAGAATTTTTAATTGGTGAAACTCCAGACGGAAAAAAATACTATATGTCTAAAGTAAAAGACGGAATAAGCGAACAGCCGAGTAGGGCTGTGCCTAAACCGTCTGATAATATTATACCACAATCTGAAAAAAATATAACCCCTGAAACAGAAATATTAAGAAATTTTGATACAGAAAGCGCATTAAAAAATACTGCTAAGGAAGCAAAAACAAACTTTAAACAAAATATAGAAGATTTAAAAGCTCAAAATACAACACACGAATATATAACTAATGCAAAACAAGGACATTTTTTCAAAACAATAGCAGAAGATGATTTGACTTATGGAATCAAAGAAGCAGGGCAAGAATTAAATTCTATATTAAAAGATATAAAGAAAAATCCAAATATTGTAAATGATGACAAGGTTTTTTCTGAACTTGAAGAAAGAATAATCAAAAAAGCAGAGGGTTTACCGCAAGAAGTACAGGAAGAAATTTACAATAAATTTTATAATGCCTATAATGAAGCGCAAGACTTTATAAACACTTCTCAAAAAGTTGATAGTTATGCAACTTCTCAACTTGAACAATCTGCAAGAAGTGCCAAAGGAACACCGAGAGATATAAAGAAAATATTAAAAGACGGTGTTCAATATGAAAAACTTACAAATGATGAATTAACAAGATTAGCAACAGAAGCAGTCGAAAAAGATTTTAACGGGGTTTATAACGATTTAATCGGCAGGGCAAGCGATAACAGATATTCAGCTCTTGATTTTGAAAACGCAAGACAATTAACAAAAAGATTATTTGCAGAGGGTACAGAAGAAGCGAATAAAATGGCAGTTAATTTAATTGACGTTGTTTCTGAAAAAGGAAGTAAAGCAGGTCAAGCAGTACAAGCTATGTCATTATGGAATGACTTAACCCCCGAAGGTGCTGTTTATAAAGCTCAAAAAATAATTAAAGATTATAACGGCAAAATTAAAAACGGCAAAAGAATAGCATTAACAAATGAGCAGATACAACAAATAAAAGCCAATCAAGAAGCGGTTGCAAACGCTACTGACCCATACGAAAAATCTGTTTTAAGTGCAAAAAGTATGCAATTTATAGCTGATATATTGCCTAAAAACGCTTCAAAAAAAGTTAAGGCATTAAGAAACTTATCTTTGCTTTTAAATGCTAAAACACTTGAGAGAAATATTATAGGTAATGCTTTATTTAATGCCGTTGATACTGGTTCAAAAGCCTTAGCCGTACCGATTGATAGATTGCTTGGAAAATTTACAAAACAAAATACAAGGGTTTTACCTCAATTAGGCGAATACTTAAAAGGCGGATTACAGGGAACAAAAAGAGGTTATCAAGAAGCCTTACAAGGAATTGACACAAGAAATTTAGGTCAAAGATTTGATTTAGGACAGGGTAGAACTTTTCAAAATCCCGTATTACAAAAACTTGAAACGGGGCTTGATGTTGGTTTAAGAGTACCTGACAGAACATTTTACGAAGCAACAAAAGCGGAAAGTATTGCAAATCAGCTAAAAGCAAGAGGATTAAAAGAAGTTACACCTGAAATAGAAGAAATTGCAAATCAGGAAGCATTAGAAGCAGTGTTTCAAAATGAAAGCAAAATATCAGATTTAACTTTAGATTTTAGACGAGCATTAAATAAATTAGGAACTAAAGATTTTGGCTTGGGTGATGTTTTAATTCCTTATGCTCAAACACCTGCAAATTTAACTCAACAAGCGATTAATTACAGTCCGTTAGGAATAGGCAAGGCTATAGGTAATTTAGCGCAAGGAAACCAAAGACAGGCAAGTTTAGATATAGCAAGGTCATTAATCGGAAGCGGTATGATTGGCGGAGCTTATGGGCTTACCAAACAAGGATATTTAACACCTGCTCAATATGCGGATAATTATTTTAAAAACAGGCAAATTAAAGAAAATAAAAAACTTTTAGGCGAAACACCAAATCAACTGGGTGATGTATGGTATGCACCATTTCAGCCTATGAGTACACTCGGCGCAGTGGGGTCTGCTATGGCAACAGGTGAAAATCCGATACAGGCAGGAGCAAACTCATTACTTGATTTACCGTTCTTACAAGGAGTTACAAGAGCAGTAAAAACAGTGCAAGAGGGCGACCCTGTTGGAGCGGTAATTAACACGGCACTTGATGCACCAAATCAATTTATACCAACGGCAGTAAGTCAAATTGCACAATTAGCAGATAATACTCAAAGAGAAACATATTCAGATAACAAAGCGCAACAGGCACTCAATAGAATGCTTGTTAAGATTCCTATTGCTTCAAAAACATTACCTGCAAAACAAAATGTTAAGGGTGAGGATGTTCAAAGATATACAAGTAAAGGAATAGGCAGAGTTTGGGATACGTTCTTAAATCCTACGTTTATAAACAAAAAACAAGATGACAGAGTTGTACAAGAACTGTTTGAAATTAGTAACAACACTGATGAAAACTTATTATTACCTGTTGCAGATAAAAAATTAACAATAAACGGGCAAAAAATAACTTTGAATGCCAGAGAATTCAACAGGTATCAGAAGCTATTAGGACAAGAAACATATAGTCAAATAGCTGATTTTATGAATACGGAAGAATATCAATATTTAACAGATGAAGAAAAAGCAAAAGCAATTAAGAAAATAAAAACAAATGCAAAATTTGACACTGAAGCAACGCTATTTGGAAGAACTAAAAACAGAACAAGGAGAAAATAAATGCAAAGACCGGATTTAATAATATTTGAGCAAGGTGAAAAGGCGAAAGCGGCAGAAGTTAACCAAAATTTCGAGGAGCTTGGCGACTATATTCAAAGCTCAATTTCGGAAGTTAATACTACTGTAACAAATGCAATTAACACATTGCAAACTTTGGCAAATGCAGCCGCACCAACCGGAACAGTACAAGCATATTGCGGAATGAACACACCTTCGGGGTGGCTAATATGCAACGGAGCAGCAGTTAGCAGGACACAGTATTCTTCGTTGTTTAGTGTTATAGGTACAACTTTTGGTGGTGGGGACGGAACAACTACATTCAATTTACCAAACCTTATTAATAAGTTTATTGAGGGTTCTGACACAGTCGGAACTGAAAAAGAAGCTGGATTGCCGAATATAACTGGTCATCTATATAATATTAAAGCTCCTAATAATGGGAGCGCAGATGGGGCATTCACCTTAATTAAACATACTAACGCACAAGATGGCGGTACTGCTTCTTCTTGGGGGTACACAAATTTTAGCTTTGATGCTTCCCGTTCATCAGCAATTTATGGTAACTCAGACACGGTTCAGCCGCCTGCGGTAACTATGAAATATATAATCAGAACTTAAAGGAGTTTAACTAATGATAGAAATTGACAACACTAAAAGAATAAGGATGAGAAGGGGCGACACTGGCAATATTCATATAAACGGCTTTCCAAATGACGGAATAACATATACCGCCTATTTAGCTGTAAATGAAGGTACAAGAATTATGCAGGAGTGGCATGCAACCGTCGTAAACGGAAGTGCGACATTACTTATCTCCGCCGATACATCAGATGTAATTCCCGAAGGAAACTATACTTACGCTATAAAAAACTGCTATACGAATGCGGATAGTATGGAATGCGAAGATACACTATTACCAAAGTTAGATAGTGAAGCTCCTGAATTTATAGTCCTAGATAAACTTGTAGAAGGAACATAAAAAATGGCAGATATAGAAATTGATATAACAAGTGCACAACAAGAACAGCCTGATATTGATGTACATCCTGTTTACGGACCAAAAGGTGCAAACGGCGCAAACGGCAGAGCCGCAACCATAGAAGTGGGAACAGTTAGAACAGGCGCAGCAGGAACCACCGCAATTATCACTAATTCGGGTGATAGCTCCAATGCGGTTTTTAATTTTACTATTCCTAAAGGAGATACGGGAGAGCAAGGAATACAGGGCGAAACGGGAGCGACAGGAAACGGAATAGAAACAATAGAAAAAACCTCGACAAGCGGACTTGTTGACACATATACAATTACATATACCGATGATACAACATCCACTTTCACCTTAACAAACGGACAAAACGGCGCAAACGCAACAATAACAGGAGCAACCGCAAGTGTTGATAATTCAACGGGTACACCTTCGGTAGTTGTTACAGCAGGCGGAAGCGAAAGCGCAAGAAGTTTTAACTTTGCTTTTTCAAATTTAAAAGGTTCAAAAGGCGAACAAGGAATACAGGGCGAAACGGGCGTGTCTGTTACGGGTGTTACTTTGCTTTCAACCGTAGGGCTTGATAAGACTTATCGGATGACATTTTCAGATAATACTTATTTTGATTACGTTGTATCAAACGGAGCTTCGGGTTCAACCGAATGGGGCGGAATATCAGGAGTATTAAGCAATCAAACGGATTTACAAAGTGCGTTGAATGGAAAATATGATTCAAGCAATCCTAACGGTTACACAAGCAACATAGGAACCGTAACAAGCGTTAATAATATTACACCCGTTAACGGAAATGTTACTTTAGAAATTCCAGATAATCAAATACAGTCAGATTGGAACGAAGCAGATACAACTTCAAAAGCGTATATCAAAAATAAACCTACAAATTTAGCTAATATTGATTTATCTAATTTATCAAGTACAGGTTTAGATGTAATAATTCAAAATGGAGGTGTACCACCTCAACCAGTATCTAATCCTAAAGTTTACACTGATGGTAGTGTATATAAGCTAATTTGGACTGACCCTGATGATATTACAGCAGGGGGTTATGATTTTTATGAATGGGATAAAACTGTAATTGTAGCTAAAGTTGGTTCATATCCAACATCACCTACAGATGGCACAGTTGTAGTAACTGAAACAACAAAAAATTCTTATTCAGCTACTTATTATTCTTGGACACCTCAAACTTTTGATGATTATTATTTCAGAGCATTTTGTTATTCAACTAAAGGATATTATTCAAAAACTGATGATAATAAATTTGTTGGTTTAGCCCCTGCTGCAATATCAAATGGTTTAACTCATAAAACTTCAACAGGTTATCAATTAAAATGGAATGACCCTGCAAGCGGAGATTTGCTTTCTTGGGCAGCTACATACATTATAAGAAAAGAAGGAAACTATCCTGAAAGTATTACGGATGGCATTCAAGTTTTGAAATCAACAACAAGAAATGCTTATTCGTCAACTCCATATCTTGATGTTGTGCCTGATATAACAAAGAATTATTATTATCGTGCATACACTTATTCAACAAACAATTTATATAATGACAGTATTGATAATCAATTTTCAGAAGTAACACCGGACACTGCAGTTGATTGTTTTGTTGATAATACAAGCCATTCCTATCCTGAATTAATTTGGTCTGACCCTGCTGATAAAACTTTCTGTACTTGGGAAAAAACAGTAATTGTTAGAAAAATGGGTTCTGCTCCAACAACACCAACAGACGGAGATGTTATCTATACTGAAACAATTAAAAATAATCACTCTGATAATACCAATCCTTATGTTGATACAACAGCTCAATCGGGAGTAACATATTATTACAAGGCTTTCCCATGTTCAACAAACGGAGTATATAATACATCTTCTGATACATTTGTTTATAAAAGCATATATTCTCAAATTTATGAATTTATAATTAATACGGCTGAAAGTGAGCCAACGGCAGCAGTAACTTACGCTGGAGCAAATGCAAGCTATACTCCTGCTAGTATGAACTTTTCAACAGGTGCAATTAATTATGGTTCATGGGGTGATGCTTTCTTTCAACCTCGCCCTGTCATGGTTAAATATGATGGTACGGTTGATTATGAATTATCAAAATCAGATTTTACAAAGAAAGCTGATGGAGTAACTGCATCAGACGTTGCAAATACTTCATACAATGGTAACTGTATGATTGCTTTTCCTCAAATATGGATGAAGTTTGTTCAGGATGATGCAACACATCAGCACGTTTATATTGCAGACACACAGGTTGATAATGATTATCATTGCTATACACACCAGAACAAAAATGGTGATTGGTTAAATGAAATATTTATTATGGCATTTGAGCCTTCTAATATTTCAAATAAACTGCGTTCTTTGGCAGGGCAGACAATCTTGCAAAATTTATCTGGTGAAACAATGCAATCATACGCAAAAGCAAACGGTTCTGCTTGGGATTTCATGGATTACGGAGAATTGCAGATGCTTCAAATGCTCTGTATTTTAATGTTTAAATCATTGAATGTTCAAAGCAAAATAGGCGCAGGTGTTGTATATTCTGGTAATTCTTATTTAACATACGCAACAACAGGCTCAACAAAAGATAAAGGAATGTTTTATTCTATTTGCAATGACCCTACTTCTGCAAGTGCAACAACGGCTATTAAAGTATTTGGTATAGAAAATCTTTGGGACAATAGGTTTAAATGGATAAATGGGCTTGTAATTCCAAAAACCTCATCCGCATCAAATACTGCAACAATAAAATATAAACTTTGTGATTACACAACAGACGGCTCAACTGTTGCAGCGTACTCACAAGCAGGTACAGGCTATAAAACACTAACAACATTTGCTAAAGGCGGAACACAAAAAAGCGGCTATATAAATAAAATGATATTGAACTCTGATGGCTTATTCGCCACACCCGATAACATAAGTGGCTCTGATAGCACTTATTACAGTGATTATGCGTTCTTTGGCGGCTCAAATATCACTTCGTATAACCTCTTCGCCCGTTTTGGTGGTTACTATGGCGGTGGGTCGTTTGCTGGGCTGTTCAATGTTACTGTTGGCAATCAGCTTGCTCTTTCCAACTATGACTACGGCGCGTCCCTTTCTTGTAAACCTCTTTAGGGGGTTTGGGGGTTCTCCCCCATTTTTAAATTTTATTAATTCAAATTACAAAGGAGAAAATTATGTATAAATTTATAAAATCATCTTCAAATATCAAACCTAAAATAATAGATTTAACTTCATCAAGTTATGGAATATATTATCGGAAAAACATTGAAGAAAAGGTTGATGAACTTGGTAATGCTTTTTATAAATATGATGAAATATATTTACCTAATAATTTTAGATTTAAAATTGATGATATTGAAGTATATTCAGCTAAAATTGAAGAAATCTTAGCTAAATTAAATTCTGATTTTGAAAATTTAAAAGAACAGAAATATCTTGAAAATGATTCTAAAGCAGACCTTGCAAGATATAATCAGGAGTTTACAATTACTATTCAAGATAAAGAATGTACTTTTGATACATCATCAAAAACGCAAAAAGATTTATTAACTGCTTTTGCCGTATGTTTTTCAACAGGCAGAACTTATGACGGTTGGGTTACTAATA